AGATACAAAAAAGAGTCAAATTAGACCATTAATAACAAGGTAGAAAAGAGACCCTGTAGTCAGGATAAGTCATTGATAACTATATAGAATAATGGCGGGGCTGCGGAGTCTTCGGGGCTGCTGAGATCCGCTGTTTAAGGGACAATGGAGTGTTACTTTAGGTAACAGTGTCTCAGCAGGTGTTACAGGAAGTAACAGACCATAACAGACTGTAGAATTAATTACCTCTATATAGTAAATAGTACTTGACTTTTGCTCTAAAATATGCTATAATAGACTCTATAGAGTTAAGAAAGAGACCTTTTAGGGTTTAATAGAGACTTAAGAAGACCTTTTAGGGTTTAGAGGAACAACTACTGGTTGTTATCCTTTTAGGGCTTTAAAAGAGACATTAAAAGAAACTCTTGTTTACTAAACAGAACTTTATAGACTATAGAGGCAATTCTGTGACAACTAAGAAAATAGGAAGACCTTCTAGCAAAGCTGTTTCCTCGGTTAAGAAAGGAAATAGAGGTGTTAGAGGAAGACCAGCAGGTGATGCTGCTGTTATCAATGAATACAAAGCAAGGATGTTAGCGTCTCCTAAGAGTAGGAAGGTGTTAGACAGCATCCTCAGTGCTGCGTTAGACGATGACCATAAGAATCAAGCAGCAGCATGGAAGTTGTGTATGGATCGTTTGTTACCTGTTAGCTATTTCGAGAAGGATAAAGCTACAGGAGGAAAAAGCAGCATTAATATCTCTATCACGGGTGTTGGTGGTGAGACTACTGTAATATCAGGCTCAGAAGACATAGAAGATGGAGAATACAGTGATGTATGATATTAACCAAGACCTAGATTACTTCACTAAAGAAGAGTTTGCTTGTCAGCACACAGGCGAGAATGAGATTAAAGATACATTTCTGTTGAAGCTAGACTTGTTAAGAGCACGTTGTGGCTTCCCATTTGTTATAACCAGTGGCTATCGTAGCCCAGACCACCCATTAGAAGCTAGGAAGGAGAAACCCGGAACTCATGCCCAAGGCATTGCAGCAGACATTAAAGTTAATACGTCACAACAGAGGTACACGTTGGTTGAGGAAGCTATCAAGATGGGATTTGGAGGCATTGGAATACACAGTGTGTTCGTCCATATTGATATGCGCGATGCTGCTGGTGATAAACCTACTGTAATGTGGTTGTACTAGCTTGACTGATCTGAAGGTAGAGCTTCTACCGTGGCAGCAAGAGGTCTATAACGACCCTACACGCTTTAAAGTGATAGCTGCTGGTAGACGTACAGGCAAGAGTAGACTGGCTGCATGGGCGCTTATCCTTAACTGCTTATCAGGCAAGAAAGGTCAGGTGTTTTACGTTGCTCCTACGCAAGGACAGGCTAGAGATATTATGTGGCAGATGCTTTTAGAGCTAGGTCACAGTGTTATAACTTCTAGTCACGTTAACAACCTACAGATTAAGTTTGTCAACGGTGCGCTGTTAACCCTAAAAGGCGCTGACAGACCTGAGACTATGCGTGGTGTTAGCCTCAAGTTCTTGGTTATGGATGAATACGCTGACATGAAGCCAGAGGTGTGGGAACAGATCCTACGTCCTGCGTTAGCGGATCAGAAGGGTCATGCTATGTTCATTGGTACGCCAATGGGCCGTAACCACTTCTATGATTTATACACATACGCTTGTGTTTCCGACGACGATACGTTTAAGGGTTATCACTACACAAGTTTCGACAATCCCCTGTTAGACCCTAAAGAAATTAAAGCTGCTGAGAAGTCTATGTCAGCCTTCAGTTTCCGTCAGGAGTTTATGGCTTCCTTCGAGGCTCATGGTAGTGAACTATTTAAAGAAGAAGATGTCAAATTTAGCGAAGAAGAACCAACAGACGGCGACTACTACATCGCAGTCGATTTGGCAGGATTCGCGGACGTCCAGAAAGTCACTACTAAAACCAAAAGACTTGACCAAACGGCAATTAGCGTGGTTAAAGCAGGGCCTGAAGGGTGGTGGGTCGCTAATATCATACATGGCAGATGGGGCGTCCAAGAAACTGCCAGAAGAATCTTTGAAGCCGTCAGAGACTACCAACCAATCGCTGTAGGTATTGAGAAGGGAGCGTTAAAGAACGCTGTGTTCCCGTACCTAAACGATGAGATGAAGAAGAACCAACGCTTCTTTAGAATAGAAGAGCTTACACACGGTAACAAGAAGAAGACAGATAGAATTGTGTGGGCACTACAAGGCCGTATAGAACACGGCAACCTGACATTAAACAAAGGGAAGTGGAATACTCAGTTTCTTGACGAGTTGTTTCAGTTTCCCAATCCATTAGTCCACGATGACTTGATAGATTCATTAGCGTATATCGACCAACTAGCTAAAGTTAGTTACGCAGTGGACTATGAAGAAGAGGACTACGAATTTTTAGATCAATACGCGGGCTACTAATATGCTTATAGAAGATACAGAACACTTTGCAACAGAAGAAACACTTGAAGGATGGGTTATTGACAAGTGTGACAACTGGCGTGATCATTTCGAAGCTAACTACTCTGAGAAGTTTGAAGAGTATTACCGATTGTGGCGTGGACAATGGTCTGCTAAGGACAGAACACGAGACTCAGAGCGCTCACGTATTGTTAGTCCAGCGTTGCAACAAGCTGTTGAGTCTTCTGTAGCAGAGCTTGAAGAAGCAACCTTTGGTCGTGGTAAGTGGTTTGACATTGAAGATGATGTCTACGATACAGAGAAGAACGACATTGCTTTCCTGCGTAACGCGCTAGAGAAAGATTTTAAAAAGAATAAAGTTCGTAAAGCTGTTGCCGAATGTCTCATTAACTCTGCTGTGTTTGGCACAGGCATTGCTGAGATTGTTCTTGAAGAAGAAAAAGAAATGGCTCCTGCTACACAGCCTGTAATGGGCGGTGAGCTACAAGCGGTTGGTGTTAACATCATAGACCGAACTTGCGTTAAACTACGTCCTGTAATGCCACAGAACTTCCTCATTGATCCAGTAGCTACAGACATTGAATCAGCGTTAGGCTGTGCGGTAGATGAGTTTGTGTCAGCACATTCCATTCAGCTTCTACAAGAAAGCGGTGTTTATCGTGACGAGGAGATTGCCCTAGCCTCTCCAGACTTTGACATTGAACCTGATCAAGACTTAACTCGCTATGATGAAGATAAGGTACGCTTAACCAAGTACTATGGCCTTGTTCCTCGCCACCTTCTGAAGAAAGCCATTGAAGAAGCTACTGACGAAGATGAAGAGTTAGTTGAGTTAGACAATGAAGATGATTCTTACTACGTTGAGGCAGTTGTTGTTGTAGGTAACAGCAGTGTTTTGCTCAAGGCTTCTGAAAACCCCTACATGATGCAGGATCGTCCTGTTGTGGCATTCCCATGGGATGTCGTTCCTAGCCGCTTTTGGGGTCGAGGAGTATGTGAGAAAGGCTATAACAGTCAAAAGGCGTTAGACGCAGAACTACGCGCTAGAATCGATGCTCTTGCACTGACCATCCACCCAATGATGGCTATGGACGCTTCTCGTATGCCTAGAGGCTCTCGTCCGTCTATCCAGCCGGGTAAAACCATCCTCACCAACGGTAATCCATCAGAGATTCTACAGCCCTTTAACTTTGGCAACGTTAATCAGATTACCTTTAACCAAGCTCAAGCCTTACAGACAATGGTACAGACCGCTACAGGCGCTATTGACTCAGCTGGTATACCGGGATCTATTAACGGAGATGCGACGGCAGCGGGCATTTCAATGAGCTTAGGAGCCATCATTAAGCGCCACAAGCGTACATTGATTAACTTCCAAGAAGCATTCCTTATTCCTTTTGTTACTAAGGCGGCTTGGCGTTACATGCAGTTCGAGCCTGAGTTATACCCAGTAGCTGATTACAAGTTCCATACTTCTAGCTCTCTGGGCATTGTTGCTCGTGAGTATGAAGTAACACAGCTTGTGCAGTTGCTACAAACTATGTCACCAGATACCCCAATGTATCCTAAGTTGGTTATGTCTATCATTGATAACATGAACCTGTCTAATCGTGAAGAGTTGGTACAAGTGCTTGAACAAGCTAACCAGCCTAACCCAGAAGCACAGCAGGCTCAACAAGCAGCACAGCAGGCACAGTTGCAGTTCCAAGCTTCACAGACTGCTGCACTTAATGGTCAAGCAACAGAGTCACAAGCACGCGCACAGAAGATTACAGCAGAAGCTCAGGCTATCCCAATGGAGCTGGAGATTGATCGTATCAAGGCTGCTACTGTTAACTTACAAGCTGGCAGCGCAGATGACAAAGAGTTTGAGCGTCGTCTGAAGATTTCAGAACAGCTTTTGAAAGAGCGTGAGATAGCAGTCAAAGAAAAAAACAATAAAGAAAAAACACCGCCAGCAGCTCCGGCACCACAAACAACCTTTGAACCACAAGGCGATAACACATTATGATCAGCAATAGAGATTTAGAGAACGTAGTTAACCAAGTTAACGAGCAGTTTGCACAACTGTTTAAACGCCTAGAGAAACTAGAAGCTAAAGCAAAAGAAGAGGTTAAAGATGCCAGTAAAAAAGGATCCAAGGCTAGCTAGAGCAGGAGTCAGTGCGTATAACAAGCCAAAGCGAACCCCTAGCCACCCCAAGAAAAGCCACGTTGTTGTGGCGAAGCAGGGTGATCAAATCAAGACCATCCGATTTGGAGAGCAAGGGGCATCGACAGCAGGCAAACCCAAAGCGGGTGAATCTGACCGTATGAAAGCTAAAAGAGCTAGTTTTAAAGCTAGACACGGCAAGAATATAGCTAAAGGTAAGATGTCAGCGGCTTATTGGGCCGACAAAGAGAAGTGGTAGTACACTTATATGCACACAAAAATGCAATAAATGTACACTTTACGATACAATGTATATTATATGTAACATTTTAACTATAAACAACAGGAGAGATTTATGCCACAAGGTGCCGGAACATACGGATCTAAAGTAGGACGACCAGCTAAAAAGAAAGAAGCAGTAAAGCCAAAGCGTGCTCGCTCAATGCCAATGACTGACAAGCAAGCTCAGGCAGCTATTGCAGCTCTGAAGAAAGACAAAGCTAAGAAGCCTAAAAAGTAATGCAGGGGCAGACACACGGCGGCAAGGGTAGCACACAGCGTAAGACAGACTTTAACAAGTTTGCTGACAACTGGGATAACATCTTTAAAAAGAAGGAGAATGATAATGCCATTGAAGAAAGGCAGTGGACAGAAAACAGTGTCCAAGAACATCAAGACTCTCAAGAAGGAAGGTAAGCCCCAGAAGCAGGCTGTTGCTATCGCCTTGCAAAAAGCAGGTAAAAAGAGAAAATAAAGCTTGACATTGTATCAATAATGTGGTATAATGTAAGCACATAGA